CGACGACTGCGCGCACGCCGTCATGCTCGGCGAGCTGCGCTAGACGCAGCCCCTGTGTGGAGGGGCGAGCCCGCAAGGGCTCCGAGGGTCGGCGGGTAGGGGTACCTCGGCCGGCCCTCGTTGTTGTGTCAGACTGCCGGGATGTTCAAGCCCGTCTACCGGCGACCTCCGGCGCCCATCGCTGCCCTGATCCTGTTGCTCGCTCTGCTGTGGTGGGCGGGCCTGATCGGCGCCGCGACATGGGCGATCCGCACCTGCGGCCTCGACTAGAGCGACTCGGCAGTCCGCAGCGCCTCGTCGCGCAGGTCGCCGACCTCGATCAATACGCGCTCGATGTAGCGGTCGAGCAGCTCGCGGCCCAGCTCCGGCGCGATGTCGAGGCGAGCGAGGAAGCGCTCGATGTGAGCGGCCGGCGCCGCCGCCAGTGCTGCCAGAAAATACTCGGCTTCATAGGCGCCCATCTTGAGCGCCTCGACGCGGTCGACGTAGCGCCCGGCCTCGGCATCATAGCGGTGCTTGGCGAGCCGGAGCTTGGCAGCTGCGGCGGCGATCTTCGCCGAGGTATTGCGCCGGCTCTCGGCCTCGGCCTTCTCGCCGTCGACCTCGCGCACCTTGCGCAGCCGACCCCACGTCGCATCGGCCTGCTCGGGATCGACCCGGCCTTCGGCGTCCAGGACGATCAGGCGCTTCTCGACGGCACGGATGATCGTGCTATGGCTCACGCCGCGGGCCTTGGCGTAGCCTCGCAGGCTCATCAGTTCCTTCACCTCGTCGGCCATGGCTGACCTACCCTATTGGTTTCTCGATACCGTCCAGCCGGAAAACTCGGTGCCGCTCTCCGAGTGGTCCGACGCGAATCGTGTTCTGACCACGCGCAGCGCCGCCGAGCCCGGCCCCTACTCTACCGCGCGCACGCCGTACCTCCGAGCCATCATGGATGATCTCTCGGTCGGCTCTCCGATCCTGCGCGTCGTGTTCAAGAAGTGCGCGCAGATCGGCGCCAGCGAGGTCGGCAACTGTTGGATCGGCTACCTCGTCGATCAGGCGCCCGGTCCCATCCTGATGGTCCAGCCTACGGTCGAGCTGGCGAAGCGCTACTCGAAGCAGCGCATCGACGCGCTGTTCGACGAGTCAGAGCTGATGCGCTCGAAGGTGCGGACCGCGCGCAGCCGCGACAGCGGCAACACCATCCTGCTCAAGGAATTCGAGGGCGGCCTGCTGATCATGACCGGCGCCAACTCGGCGGTCGGCCTGCGCTCGATGCCGGTCCGTTATCTGTTCCTCGACGAGATCGACGCCTACCCCGGCGATGTCGAGGCCGAGGGCGATCCGGTTGCGCTCGCCGAGGCCCGCGCGCGGACCTTCTCGTTCCGCTCCAAGAAGTTCCTGGCCTCGACGCCGGGGCTCAAAAATATGTCGCGCATCAGCCGCGAGTATGAGCGCAGCGACCAGCGCAAGTATTTCGTCCCCTGTCCGCTCTGCGCCGTCATGCAGACACTCGAGTTCCCGCGCCTGCGCTGGCAGCCCGGCAAGCCGGCGACCGTCCAGTATCAGTGCAGCTCCTGCGAAGGGACGTTCGGCGAGCATCACAAGACCGACATGCTGGCCGCTGGCGAGTGGCGATCGACCGCGGAGTCGCTCGACGCGCTGGCGCATGGCTATCACCTCAACGGGCTCTACTCGCCTGTGGGCTGGCTCGGATGGGCCGACATCGCCAAGCAGTGGGAGGACGCTGTAAACGATGCCGACGCGCGCAAGACCTTTATCAATACCGTGCTCGGCGAGGAGTGGGAGGAGGAGGCGGCCGAAGTGCCTGACTGGCAACGCCTCTATGAACGGCGCGAGGAGTGGCCGCTCCACACCGTCCCCGAGCGCGGCCTGTTCCTGACCGCGGGCTCCGACGTGCAGGCCGATCGCATCGAGGTCGACATCTGGGCGTGGGGTCGCGGTCTCGAATCCTGGCTGGTCGAGCATATCGTGCTCCCCGGGGATCCTGGTCGCACCGAGGTATGGGCGCAGATGACGGAGCTGCTCGGCCGGACGTGGGAGCACTCGACCGGCAACCGCATGGCGCTGCAGCGGCTCGCGGTCGATACCGGGTTCTCGACGCAATCGGTCTATGCGTGGGCGCGCGGACAGGACAAGGCGACGGTGCTGCCGGTGCGCGGTGTCGGAATCTATGACCGCGTCGTCCCTGTCGTCGGGCCCACCCCGGTCGAGGTCATGGCGAACGGCAAGAAGGTCAAGCGCGGCGTGAAAATCTGGACGGTCAGCGTCTCGTATTTCAAAAAAGAACTCTACAAGCACCTGGGTCTCGACAAGCTCACCGACGAGCAGCTCGCGCAGGGCTACACATTCCCGGCCGGCTTCGTCCATCTCAACGACTCGACGAGCGACGAGTGGATCAAGCAGCTGGTCGCCGAGCAACAGGTCATCGTCCGCTCGAAGCACGGTTTCAATGCACGGACCGAGTGGCGCCAGCTCCGGCCGCGCAACGAGGCGCTCGATGCCCGGGTCTATGCCCGGGCTGCCGTCTGGCTGGCCGGCGCTGACCGCTGGCCGGATAGCCGCTGGCGCGCCCTGGAGGAGCAGCTAGGCCTCGGCGAGATGCCGGCCCGTAACCCCCCGCCGGCTACCTCGACGGCGCCCACCGGGGCAATGGCGCCCCCTGCGCCGGCCCCTGCCGCGCCTGTCGCCTTGCCCCCGGCTGCCTCGGCCGGCAACATCCGCGCCCGCCCGAACCTCCCGGGCGGCCGGCGGCGGCGTGTCGCCTACTGGCAGGGCTGACATGCTGACCAAGACCGAGAGCGCCAAGCTGCTGCAGCTGATCAACGCCTACGTCGCCGCGGTCGTCGGCGTGCTCGCTACTGCTGACAGCACGCGGCGCGTCGCCGGAGTAGACTCGGCCTCGCAGGCGCTGGAGCGCCTGCTCGAATACGTGGAGGAGATCAGCTGACTTACCGCCATCTCATGCTCGACCTGGAGACCTGGGGCACTCGACCCGGCTGTGCGATCCGCAGCATCGGCGCCGTGTTCTTCGACTTCGATCAGCCGCTCGGCCCGAGCTACTACGCCAACGTCGACGATGAGTCGTGCATCGCGCTCGGCCTCTCGGTCGACCCTGTCGTGGTCGCGTGGTGGGGCGAGCAGTCGCCCGAGGCGAAGACCGCCCTCGATACCGACCGCATGCCGATCGCCGACGCGCTCGCCGGCTTCCTCGGCTTCTTCGAGCGGAGCGAGGAGCCGGGCGAGGTCTGCGTGTGGAGCCACGGCGCGACGTTCGACATCCCGATCACCGACTACGCAATGCACGAGGCCGGCCTGCGCACGCCCTGGAAGTTCCAGAACAACCGCGACACCCGCACCCTGATCTGGCTGGCCGGCGATCTCGGCATCACGTGGGAGCCGGAGCGCATCGGCGTACGCCATCATGCCCTCGACGATGCCAAGACGCGCGCGCTACAGATGATGGAGCTACGCAGGAGGGTGATCACCCTGCACGCCTGAAAGGACACGCCATGCCGAAGCCGCAGCGACAGGACAAGGGACCGCACGCCGCCGCCCGCTCCTCCGAATTCTATAGGCTGCGGCGACGGCCCAAGCCGCGGTCGACCACGCCGGACGGCAGCAGCCCGTTCGTCTGGCCGCGCAACGGCACCGAGCTGGCGCAGGCGCTAGAGAGCTTCGCCGAGGACTGCTATGTTGGCATGCTCGACCCGCGTACCGCCGTCGAGCTGGACAAGACCATCACCATCGCCCAGCCCGGTCACGAGGGCAGCCCGTGGGGTGTCTGCGGGAACTACGCCAAGGTGAATTGGGTGGGCCCGGTCGGCGACGACATGATCGTCTATCGAGGGACCAAGGGCGTCGGCAATCGCAACCTCGTCGTCGAGAAGCTCAGCCTCTATGGCGGCGGCTACGAAGGCAGGCCAGCCGGCGACTGCCTCAAACTCTATGCGCCCGAGGGCGACCCCGGCGCGATCTACAAATTCACCATGCGCGATCTGTACCTCTCGTATGGCAAGCGCGGGCTGGTCTTTCAGGGCGCCGTCTTCGAGGGCATGGGCTTCAACATCCACAGCGAGAACCACCAGGGCGACGGCATCGCGATGGAGCACACCTACACACCGGGCGAGCATCAGGGCATTGTCAGTAACGTCATGCTGATCCATCCCAACAGCAGCCGAAACCTCGGCGCGGGGATTCACTCGGTCAATTCGTGCAACATGATCCTGGGCTCGTTCATCTTGAACGCCGAGGGCGGCGTGGTGGCGCCGGACGGCCTGCGCTACGCCGCGGCCTGCAACGGCGAGAACACCGGCGAGAGCGTCTTTGTCGTGCCCTATGCCGGCTGGGGCTCCGAGGTCTCCAGCAACAGCGGCGCGACCAACGGCGAGACCGCGGCGGCGAAGTACGAGAACGGCCAGTGGGTGACGGTCGGCAAGGTCGCCAAGTTCCTGCTCGAAAACGGCGAGGGTGACGTGCCGCAGCACCTCAACAGCATGGCGAACTACGGTAAGCCGACCGACCCGCCGACCGACGTGCTCGCGCCGTGAGCAGCAGCCCGATCAATACGCGCTATCATCGCGAGCGCACCATCAGGACCGGCCGCACCAAGCTGGCCGGCTGGTCGCCCAAGGATGTCGCCGAGCTGCTCGCCAAGCAGACGGTAGATCAGATCATCGATGTCAAACGTCGGAGCAAGGGCATGCCGCCGGCCAAGCCGCCGCCCGTGCTGTGTCCGCGCTGTGGTCACGACCTGACAGGAGGCACCAGTGGCGACAGCCTCGTTCACCGTAACAGTCGACGCTAGGGCCTACGTCAATTCGCTGGGCGCGATCGCCAAGCCGAAGCTCGACCACATCGTGGCGCTGGCGCTGGCCGATACCGCCAAGAGCGCCAAGGTCCAGGCCGCCAAGTCGATCGCGAAGCGTACCGGGCTCAAGTCTTCGCTGGTGAAAGACCGCATCTACTATCCGCGAGTCGACGACGGCGAGTATCAGGTCGAGATCAAATCCTCGAAGCGGCCGATCCCGCTGATCGAGTTCCCCAACGTGATGCAGACCGCGACAGGCGTGAGCACCAGGGCATGGGGCAAGACGCAGCTCATCCGGCACGCCTTCATCGCGACCATGAAGAACGGCCACACCGGGGTCTATCGCCGGCAGACCAAGGCCCGGCTCCCGATCGAGCAGCTGTGGGGACCGACCATCGGCGGGACGTTTGCAACCAAGGAAGTGCAGGCGGTCGTCGCCAAGACCATGCAGGACCGCTTGTCAAAATCCCTGGCCCGGCGTATGGCAGCAGCCGTGCGCCGGAAGAACTGACAGGCCGCGCACGAGTTTCATAAAAAGATTGGGCCGCTCCGAGGGGGAACGGCCCAACATGATGTAGCTCAACCTCGACCGACGACAGACCGCAACCTCGCGGTAATTTTTTGTCGTGTCAAGGAGACGCTATGTCTTGTGTGTACGGTCTGCCCGTCTGGCTCGACTGCTCGCCGGAAGCGCAGGATGCACGCAAGCGCGCGCTCGCAGGTCTCACCGCCAAGGCGAACAGCGGCGTCTCGTCGATCGCCGACCGCGGCCGCTCGGTCTCCTACCGCGCACCGGCCGACATGGAGCAGCAGCTCAACCGGCTCAAACAGGAATACGTGGCCTGCGCGACAGGCGTGTGGCCGAGCCGCCGCGCGCTCTCCTACGTCGACCTGATCAAGGGGCTCTGAGGCATGTCGATCCTCGCGAGCGCCATGGGCTGGTTCACCCGCGGGATGCCGCCCAATCCGTTCGTGATCGACCAGCTCGGCGGCCCGCCTTCCGGGCTCGAAGCCGGCTCGCAGCGCAGGCGCATGGCGCAGTGGCAGCCGGCGCAGGTCCACGTCAACGCTCTGATGCGCGAGGCCGGGCCCACCGTCGTCGCGCGCGCCCGCTGGCTGGTCCGCAACAACGGCTACGCCAAGGCGGCGCTGCGGTCCTGGTCGGCTGCGACGGTGGGTGCCGGCATCAAGCCCTCCTCGCTGGTCCAGGACAAAGGCCTGCGCGAGCAGCTGCAGATCGCATGGACGGTATGGACCGACGAGGCCGACGCCGAAGACGTCACCGACTTCTACGGCCTGACCCGGCGCATCGCGCGCGAGGCCTTCCTGGCTGGTGAGTGCTTCGTGCGATTCCGCCCGCGCTTCCCGCAAGACGGGCTCTCGGTCCCGCTGCAGCTGCAGCTCCTGCCGACCGAGCAGCTGCCGGGCTGGCGCTTGGAGACCGTACCGGAGGGGCAGCCGAATGCCGGCGGCCAAATCCGTATGGGCATCGAGTTCGATCGCAACCTCCGTGATAAGCGCGTGGCCTATTGGTTCCTGCGCGGCAACCCTACTGACCAGACCATCACTTTTTCCGACGCCCTGCTCGGCAGCCAGCTCGTTCGCGTGCCGGCCGAGGAGATCATCCACGTCTTCGATCCGGTCGAGGCCGGCCAGCTGCGCGGCCTGACAGGCTACGCCGCGGCGATGGTCAAACTGTTTCAGCTCGACCTGTACGACGACGCCGAGCTGGAACGGAACAAGCAACAGGCGCGCTACGCCAGCTTCATCGAGACCCCGGAGATGCTCGACGGCGAGGGCAACCCACTTGAGCCGCGACCCGATGACGACCCCGCGACGTGGGGGCCGGGCGCTACCGTCCAGCTGTACCCCGGCGAGAAGGTCTCGTTCGCGAATCCGGGCGGCTCGGGCTCGGGCTATGAGCCCTTCCAGTTCCGCACCCTGCTGCAGCTCTGTGCGTCGCTCGGCATCCCCTATGCCGAACTGTCCTCCGACCTGTCGAAAACGAGCTACGCCTCCAGCCGCGCCGGGCTGCTCGCCTACCGCACCGAAGTCGAGGCCTTCCAGCACGCCGTGCTGGTCTATCAATTCCTGCGCAAGGTGTGGCGCCGCTGGCTCGACACCGCGGTCCTGGCCGGCGCCGTACCGATCACCGCCACGCAGTACAACGCGCAGCCCCTGCTCTATCGCGCGATGCAGGCGATCACGCCGCGCGCGCCCTGGGTCGACCCGCTGAAAGACCGGCAGGCGGTCAAGCTCGCCCTCGACATGCAGGTGATGGCGCCGCAAGACGCGATCGAGGCCGAGGGCTACGACATCGAGACGGTCTATCGTCGCATCGCCGAAGCCGATGCCCTGCGCAAGCAGTACGGCATCGAGGCGCCGAAGCCGGGCATTAACGCCAACGCGCCGCCAGCTGCAGCCGATCCAGCCGCTGATCCTGCCGAGCCGCCCGACCCGAACGAGCAGGCCGGCGACAAGGAGGCCGCATGATCCGAGCGCTTCCCCATGTCCTGGCACGGATCTTCGGGCCGCCGCTCCTGATCGCGCCGGCCAAGCTCGACCAGATGTTGCTCGGGCTGCACGCCGCGCTCCTGGCGCGTGGCTCGCTGCTCGCCGATCCGATCAACCTCCCCGACTTCCGCGGCGCTATCGACTCGGGCAAGGACGGCGCGCCGATCCGCGCGGCCGGCTACTCGATTCAATCGGGCGTGGCGACCGTACCGGTGCACGGCGTGCTGGTCCGCCGGGCCGGGCAGATACAGCCCGACTCGACGATCCTGCAGAGCTACGAGGAGGTCGCCCGCGTCTTGCGCACCGCCAGTGCCGACGATCGCGTGCGCGGCATCCTGCTCGATATCGACAGTCCAGGTGGCGAAGCCGGCGGCGTGTTCGATCTCGCCAAGGAGATTCGCGCGAGCGCGAGCCGCAAGCCGGTGTGGTCGATCGCCAATGACGACGCCCTGTCGGCAGCCTACGTGCTGGCCTCGGCGACCCAGCGTGTTTATGCGACACAGACCGCCTCGCTGGGCTCGCTCGGTGTGGTCGCTCTGCACGCCGACCAGTCAGCCTTCGATGCCGCCGAAGGCATCAAATATACCTACGTCTATCGCGGCGCGCACAAGGTCGACGCCAACCCGCACCAGGAGCTGAGCGACGACGCGCACGCCACCATTCAGGCCGAGGTCGACCGCCTCTACTCCATGCTGGTCGACATGGTCGGCGAGCATCGCGGCGTACCGGCGAAGGAACTGCGCGGCACGGAGGCCGGAATTTATTTCGGTGCTCACGCTAAGGCACAGAAGCTCGCCGACAAGATCGGCACCATCGACGAGGCGCATGCTGCTCTCGTCGCCCACACGTCTAAGAGAGGAGCACGCACCATGTCCGACCCGACCCCCGAGCCTGCCGCCCAGCCCGCACCGGCAGCGACGCCACCCGCCGTCGACAGCAACGTGATCGCGCTCCGGGTCGACGAGGCCCGCACCCAGCTGCGCGCCGAGGCGACCGAGATCGCCGCGCTGTGCGCTCTCGCCAAGCATCCCGAGCTGGCCGCGGCCTACATCGGCGAAGGCCTGTCGAAGGCGGTCGTCATGCAGAAGCTGCAGGCGATACAGGCGGCCGACTCCGAGAAGGCCTCGCTCACGCCGATCGACACCAGCGACCGCCGCCACACCACGGCAGCCGCCGACGCCCGCAAGGCTGGCCTCGCCCGTCAAGCGGCGATGTCGACCGCGCATCCGAGGAGCTAGGCCCATGCTGGATTCGGGAACCGTTAAGACCATCGTCGATGCCGCGCACTACCTGGTGCCGGCGCTCGGCGCCCTGGTCGCGCAAGATGCCGCGCAGCGCACGCCGGAGGATGAGGCGCTGATCCGCCAGCTCCGTGTCGCCATCGGCGCGCTCAACATGGCGCTGATGGAAGTCCCGCGCGCCCCGCCGCCATTGGTGCAGCCGCCACAGCCGGCGACTGCGGATGGCTCCGCCCCCCAAGCCACATAGGGAGAATCATCAATGGCTACCGCCCCCACCAAGGTCAGCGCCGCCGATACCGGCACCGCTCTCACGACTGCCCCACCGCGCGATTGGGAGTTCCTGATCTCGCGCGCCAACGGCTATCGCTCGATGGATACCATCACGTTGATCCAGCGGCCGGAGCCGTGGCTCCCGGGCTCGTTCATCAAGTCCGATGGTACCGTGCCGGCCTCGCCCGACGAAATTCACGGCATCATCTGCGCCGGGCAGAGCACGCGTACCGGGCCGCGCGCCGCGACGATCGTCTCGCGCGACGCCGAGGTGAATGACGCCTATCTGCAATACGGGCTGTTCAATACCGCCCCTCTGCGCAAGCAGGTTCACGATCAGCTGGCCGACCTCGCGATCCACGTCCGGCAGGGCGTGCTCCCCAACGTCGCGCCCGGCTCCTTCGATCCCAACGCGGCGCTTACTCCGGCGACGATCGTTTCAGGCATCCCGCCGACGGTACCGCCGGTGCTCACCTTCCCGCAGCCCGCCAGCTTCGCGCCCTCGACGCTCGAAGCGACCGAGCCGACAGGAATGCCGGCCGCCGGTTCGCCGCAGCCGGCGCCGCCTACCGTGCCGGTCGCTATCGACCAGCCTCCGGGCACGCCGCCCCCGGAGGGGCAGGCCGGGCAGCAGCCCGACTCGGGGCAGCCGCCCGTCATCCCGCCGCCCGTCCCAACTCCGCATCAGTAAAGGGGGAACCTCGCCATGCTCGACGTTTTCAGCAACGCGGCATTTCACGTGTGGTCGCTGACCAGCGTGCTCAATCAAGTGCCGTACACGCCCGGCCTGATCGGCCGGCTGGGCCTGTTCTCGCCGCGCAATCTGGCGACGACCATGACCATGATCGAAGTGCGAGGTGACCGCCTCGCCCTGGTACCGGAGCGCCCGCGCGGTGCGCCGCCCACGCCCGACGTGGTCGACAGCCGCGCGCTGATCCCGGTCGGCATCCCGCACTTCCCGATCCGCACCAGCATCTTCGCCGACTCGGTGCAGAACGTCCGCGCCTTCGGCACCGACAACCAGCTCGAAGGGGTGCAGACCGTAGTCGACGAGCGCGAGGCGCAGCTCGGCCGGCGGCTCGATGTCACGCAGGAATATCTGCGGCTCGGCGCGGTCAAGGGTGTCGTGGTCACCGAGGCCGACCGCGAGTCGGGCGTGCCCATGACGCAGTACAGCCTGTTCGATATGTTCCACGTCCCACCGAACGCGGTGATCAACTGGCCGATCATCGGCGCTGGTGGCGCCACGCCGCCGGAGGCTACGTTCTGGCTCGGTCAGCTGACCGGGCTGGTCAACTCGCTCACCCGCGCTGTGGCGAACAACATCAACGGCGGCATGTACACCAGCCTCTACGGCATCGCCGGCAGCGTAGCCTTCGACGCCTTCGCGATGCACCCCGAGCTGCGCACACCGTTCCTTGGCGTCAACCCGCAGCCGCTGCTGCGCAATGCGCTGGGCACGACGCTCTCGTTTAAGGACATCACGATCGAGGAGTACCGCGGCAAGATCGGCAACATCGAGCTGGTCAAGCCCGACGAGATTCACTTCTTCCCGGTCGGCGTGCCTGACTTGTTCATCGAATGCTACGCGCCAGCCGACTATTGGGAGGCCGTGAACACCATCGCCCTGCCGCGCTACAGTAAGATGTGGCCGATGGACTTCGACAAGGGCGTTGACCTCGAAGCGCAGATGAACGTGCTCCCGCTCTGCACGGCGCCGCGCACCCTGTTCACCGTCAAGGTCGTGCCCTACGTCGCGCCCTAGGCCATCTCGAGTGTGCGTAACGACGGCGACCCAATAAGGGTCTAAGACACCGCTGTTCCAACCAGCCAAGGAGAATGACATGGCGAAATTGTATGCGTATCAGATGGTCGGCGATGGGCTCGTGCTTCTCACGCCGGTCGGCGGCGCCGAGCATCCCGATCAGAGTCTCCCCGGCGGCGAGTATCCCGACATTGGTTTGCCCGGTCGCCCGGATCATATCTGGGGCGGCGGTCGTCCCGGTCGTCCGGGTCGTCCGGGTCGTCCCGATCAGGGCCTCCCGGGCGGTGGTGAGGAGCCGGGCATCCCCGATCACACGCTGCCGCCGATGCGGCCACCGACGGTGCTGCCGGGCTGGACGCTGATCCTTGTCCGCACGCCGTCCGGTCACTGGAAGTATGCGACGCTGGCGCCATCGAGCCCGCCGCCGCGCCCGCTGCCCGAGCCTATCCCGCCCGGCGGTCAGCCCGACCAGGGCCTGCCGCCGCAGCCTCCCGAGGCCGGCCAACTGCCGGGTGCGCCTCCGACTGCGCAGCCCAAGGCGTAGCAGACCATGACGCGAGGGCTCGCTTATTGGGTCCTCATGCTGATCTGGCTCATCGTGGGCATTGCTTGGCATTTCGCGCTGATCGGTGCCTACGGTGTAGTCGGAGTAGCGCTTATCCCGTTCCTGCTGTTCGCCCTTGTCGGCTGGCAGGTGTTCGGGCCGCCGCTGCGGTGAGCGCTGCCGATGGGCATGGAGGATTTCCAGCACCTGCTCGGTGACCTCGCGACCGCTTTTCGCGAGGACGCTAACGCTGTGGCATGGCTGGGCGTCGTCGTGCCGGGCCGCTTCTACATCAACCCGCAGGAGGTCGGGCTCGGCGACATCGAGCCCGGCCTCGGCACGACCGAAACCAAGTTCTATTGCGATCGCGCCGTGGTGCCCAAGCCGTGGCCGACGATCGGCGATCACCTCACGATCCGCGGACAGGATTACGAGATCGTCGAGCGCGACGAGGATGATCTCGGCGAGTTCGCGTTCCGCTTGATCAAGCTACAGCTCGGCATCAGCACGGTGACCAGCGAGGGCATCTACAGCGGCAGCGCTGGCGTGCCTGTCCCGCACGCCGGCCCCGGTCGGCCGACGCGCCGGGCCGAGATCATCGCCGCCTATGAGGCCGCCGTCGCCGCCAAGCTCACCAGCCCGACGCAGCCGCTGCACGAAGTCATGGCTGTCATTCGCCAACGCCTGGGCAACGGCCGAGGCCTGTCCGATCGAACGCTGCGCAAGATCTTGGGCGGCGTGGTCCGCCGGGCCGCTTACGTCCCTCCGACCCCAAGTACCGGATGAACGACCGCCCGCCGTTCGACGTGGTGCGGGCGGCCTTCTATCTCGTCGCCTTCGTGCTGGTGATCCATTGCCTCGTTGTGCTGATCGGCGTCGGCCTGTGTGCGTGGAACAGCCGCGATATTGTCGAGGGCAAGTTCAAGTGTGACAGCGACGGTCACCTGTTCGAGCTGCTCGGCTCTGCGCTGTCGGCTGCGCTGGCGTTCGCCGGCGGTCTGATGCGCGGCAGTGGGCCGCCGCCACCGCCGCCGAAACTATAAATGTTCCGGCCATAGAGTCCTGATTTTCGGCCAAGCAGTCGGTGCTAGAGCGCGAGGATGCCGCCAGCGTCGCCGGTCCCCTACGTCACCAAGCTCCGCAAGGAGACTATCGCCCGTCTGATCGCGCTGCCGCAATTCCCGAGGGTCTACGATTCGCGCCTGCCGCAGCTCAAGCGCGAGCTGCTCCCCGCGCTGCGCGTCTATACCAACTCGGCGAACTATCAGGGGCGCTCGATCTCGATCCCCGATTTCAAGACGACGGCGCACCTCATCATCCAGGTCATCTGCGAGGACATCACCGACGCGCTGATCGCCGAGCGCATGGACCTCTACTGCGAGCTGGTCAAAGTCTGCCTGATGTCCGACGGCAAGTGGCTGCAGCTCTTTGAGCGGCTGCTCACCATCGACATCGAGATCGACCGCAGCGTCGAGGGCGAATGGCGCCTGACAACGGCGACCATCGACTTCGCGCTCGAATACAGCTGCTCCTATGAGCCTGTCGTGCCCGACTGGCTGCAGACCGTGGGCATGCAGGTCGACGTGATCGACCCCGCCGCCGATCCCAACACCGGCCCGCCCGGCACACCGCCGAACGTCGATGGCGGCTACGTCGGCGGCTATCCCGGGCCGGATGGTCGCATCGAGGTCGAGGGCATCTTCAACACCATCCCGCCGGTCGTGATCGGCAACATCGTCGGTATCAACAAGGGCGTGAACCCGCTGCTCATGCTCGACGCCCGGCCGCTCGATCAGCGGATTCAGCCCGGCGCGCTGGTCTGGATCACGAGCCCGTGGCCCTCGCTGAGCGGGCGCTGGCTGTCCGTGCTCGATGTCGCCAACGTCCCGCTCTCGCAATTCCATCTGGCCGACGTTGACACGACGAACGAGGCCGGCATCGGCACCGGCAGCGTCGCGGTCTCCGCGATCCCTGCGCCTCTCACCAACCGAACCGCCCGCTCCTCTAACGGCCTAGCGAAAGGGAAATAGCCATGCCCGTCTCCTTCGAGCGCATCCCCGCCAACATCCGCGTGCCGCTGTTCTACGCCGAGATTTCCGCGCGCGAGGCGGCTTACTTTCAGCAGCTGCAGCCGACGCTCCTGTTCGGCCCCAAGTTCGCGAGCGCTCCGGCGGTCGACTATCAGCCCGTCCTGGTGACGGATGCCAGTCAGGCCGCCGGCATGTTCGGCGCCGGCTCGGTGCTCGCCGATATGGTCGCCTCCTACCGGCGCAATGACCTCGTCGGCACCCTGTGGTGCATCCCGCATCCCGAGCCGGCCTCGGCCGGAAAGGCGAACAAGACGGACACGATCGCCGGTACGGCAGCGCAGGCCGGCACGGCGGCGGTCTATATCTCCGGCGACCGCTACGCTGTGACCATCGCGCAGGGCGACACCGGACCGACGATCGCCTCGCGGCTGGCGGCGCTGATCAACGGCGATGCCTTCGCGCTTGTGACGGCCGACGCGCCCGCTCCTGGCGGCGGCGGGACCAGCGGCACGCTCTCCTATATCGCCAAGCAGGGCGGCGTGATCGGCAACGAGATCATGCGCATCTGGAACTGGCGCGGCCTCTCCGGCGGCGAGTACACGCCGGCCGGTATCACTATCACGAGCACCGGTGATACCGACCTGTCCGGGCCGCTCGAAGCCGGTACCGGAACGCCCGACATCGCGCAGGTCATCGCCTCGATGGGCGACGACGAATACGATTTCATCTGCTCGCCCTACACCGACACGACCTCGCTCGATGCGCTGACCGCCGAGATGAACGACATTACCGGCCGCTGGGCATGGTCGCGCCAGATTTACGGCCACGTCTTCGCCGCCAAGCAGGGCACGCCCGCGACGCTGCAGACCTTCGGTATGACGCGCAACGACCCGCATACCTCGGTGCTCGGCTTCGGCGAATCGCCGACGGTGAGCTGGCGCCGAGCTGCTGCGCTCTGCGGACAGGCCGCGGCCTCGCTGCGCATCGACCCGGCGCGCCCGCTGCAGACCTTGATCATGGCCGGCATCCAGCCCCCGGCGCGCGGCCAGCGCTTCAAGCTCGCCGACAACAACACGCTGCTCTACTCCGGCGTGGCGACCGAGATGGAGGCCGGAGGAGCGGCGGCTATCCAGCGCTGCGTGACCACCTATCGCGTCAATATGTGGAACCAGCCCGACCCCTCCTGGCTCGATGTCCAGACCCCGGCGACGCTGGCCTACATCATCCGCTTCATGCGCCAGCGCATCATGCAGAAGTTCGGCCGGCACAAGCTCGCCGACGATGGCACGCCATTCGGCTTCGGGCAGGCGATCGTCACGCCACGTATCATCCGCGCCGAGCTGGTCGCCGCCTATAGCGAGCTGATCTCGCAGGGCATCGCCGAGAACATGGACGCCTTCAAGGCGTTCCTGATCGTCGAACGGGACGCTAACGATCCGAACCGGATCAACGTCCTGCTGCCGCCTGACCTCATCAACCAGCTGCGCATCTTCGCGATGCTGGTCGAGTTCCGCCTGCAGTCGTCCCCGGCCGCCGTCGCCGCCGTGGCGCCGCCGGTCGCGGCCTAACCCATTTGAAGGAGGTTCATCATGGCGTGCAGACGAATCGCCGGCGTTGCCTACATCTATGTCGACGGGCGGCAGTATCCCCTCCGTGGCGATCTTACGGTTTCGATCGACATGCTGGAACGCGAAGGCGTCGCCGGCATGGACGGCGTACACGGCTTCACCGAGAAGCCGCGCGTACCGTGGATCGAGGGCTCGATCTCCGATCTCGGCGGCCTGTCGCTGATCGCGCTGCAGGAGATGTGTGACGTAACGGTCACCGTCGAGCTGGCGAACGGCAAGGTCTATGTCCTGCGCAATGCCTGGACATCGACGGCGCGCGAGTTCGATGCCGCCGAGGGGCAGGCGACGGTCCGCTTCGAGGGCATGTCGGCCGAGGAAATGATCCTGGGGAACGCCTAACATGGAGCTGACCAAGCCCATTCAGGCGCACGGCCGCGAGGTCTCGACACTCGAGTTCCGCGAGCCCAACGGCGGCGACGTGGCCGCCTGCGGTTTCCCGTTCCGCTTTACCGTCGGCGAGGACGGCAACCAGACCATCATGCCGGAGGCGGCCTCGATCACCGCGCTGATCGCTCGCCTCGGCAACATCCCGCTCTCCTCGGCGCGCTCTCTGTCCTGGCAGGATTGGATGGCGGCGATGGGAGAAGTGTTCACTTTTTTCGGGCAGTCGATCCCGGCTCCCTCGTCGACCGCTGTTTCGACCTCGCTTGGGTCTGGAAATGGGAGCCAAAAGCCGCCCTCGGCCTGAGCTTCGCCGAGCTGGCGCTGTACGAAGAACAGACCGCGCGGATCCTCGCCGAGATCGAACGCAACCAGCCTAGGTAGGTCATGGCCGACAACATCGTCATCAGTGCTGTTGCCAAGGTCATAGATCAGGCGAGCGCGCCGCTGAAAGCGATTCAGGGTGTGATCGCTGGCGTCGCTGATACTGCGGCGAAGACGGGCGGCGCTATCGCTGATGTCGGCGCCGGCATTAGTAAGGCGGTCGGCGGAATGACCGGCCGGCTCGGCACCGCGGCCAGTAAGGTCGGCGGTTTCGTCCGCAGCATGGCCGGCATCTTCGGGCCGATCTCCGGCCTGATGGGGCTCGGCGGTATCGCTGGGCTGACCTCGACGATCGGCGACTTCATCAGCAAGACCAAGGAGCTGTCGAAATCGGCGCAGACGTTGGGCGTCACGACCGATGCGCTGCAAACCATGTACGAGGTATTCGGCGGCTCGGCCGAACGCGGCACGCAGGCGATGGAGCAGCTGCAGAAGACGCTGGTCAACGTCTCGAAAGGCGGCAAGGAAATCCAGCCCACCATCGCGCTGCTGCGCAAGATGGGCGTCACGATGGACGAGATCAAAAAGGGCAACCTCGAAGCGGTCCTGCCCAAGATCATGGAGAGCTTCTCCAAGAATACCGACCCGATCGTACGCGGCAGGATGGCGGTCACTCTGTTCGGCAAGTCGTGGCAGGACTTCCTGCCCTATCTGGTCAAAGGCAAGGAGGGCTATGCCGCGGCGGCCGAGGCGGCGCGGAAATATCTCATCACGCAGGAGGGCATCGCCGCCGGCAAGGAGGCAGGGGCCGCCCTGGTCGACCTGAGCAACGCGGTCGATGGCGTACGCAATTCAATCGCGCAGGCGATCCTCCCGGCCTTCACGCCCATGGTGAAAATCATCACCGAGTGGGTCGACGCCAACCGCGAGCTGCTCAAGCAGACCGCGCTACCGATCTTCATCGGCTCGATCGCCAGCGCCGTGATCGGCCTCGGCATCGCCGTCGCTGCCGCCCTCGGCTTCTGGACTCTCCTGGCCGGCGCCATCGTCGCGGCCGGCGTGGCGATCTATCAGAATTGGGACGCCATCATAAAATGGATCGACCAGGAGGTGCCGGGCCTTACGTCGACCATCGCGAAAGCCGGCGCCGATATCTGGGCCTTCGTCCAAAAATCGGCAAGCGACATCGCCAAGGGCTTCGAGACCGGCGGGCTGGCCGGCGGTGTGACGGCCTACGTCACCGCGTTCAAGGCGGCCTGGGTCGGTGTCGGACAGTGGTTCGCCGACCTGTTCACCAACGTCGATTGGAATGCCGTCGGCAGCGGCGCCGCCACCATGCTGTGGGGTGCCTTCGTCGCCGTGATCCAAGCGCAGGCCGCGCTCGGCCAGTTCATCATCGACCAATTCAACGCGGCTCTCGACTTCATCAAGACCGCCGATTGGGCGTCGATCGGCCGACAGGCTGGGCAGCTGCTCGGCCAGATGATCATGATGGAGCTGCGCGCCGTCGTCGCCATCAACGAGTGGGGCGTCGAGCTGGGCGCGAAGCTGATCAACGCCATCGCTACCGCCGATTGGGGCAAGATCACCACGTCGATCCTGCGCTTCTTCCTCGACCTGCAGACGACGTTCCTCAAGATGGGCTGGGACCTCATAAATGGCCTGATCTCCGGCATGATCGACGCCATCCCCGGCCTGCGCAAAGTGACCGACCAAATCTCCTCCATGTTCGACGGCGCGATCGGCTGGATCAAAGGCGCGGCCGGCTCGGTCGCCAATGTGGCGCGCGACGTAGCGACCGCGGCGGGTGAATCGCTGGCGCGTGGTAGCGGGCAAGGCGGGCTCCTAGCGCAGCCCGGCGTCGCCGGCACGCAGAGGAGCGAGGTCACCACCAACATCAACGTCAATGCGCCGCCCGGCTCTAGCGTGACGACCTCGCAGAGCAAGACCGGCGCGCCTGTCGACGGCGGCGTGAACGTCGGCGCCTCGACCATGGCGACGGGGACTCCGTGATGGCCGACTGGAAAGACAATCTCCGGCCGGCCTCCTATCGCGGCATCGCGTTCAAGACCGAGACGCTCGGCGGCGAGTCGGGCCGGCGCTGGGCTGATCATCAGTATCCCGGGCGAGATGTGCCGTACGCCGAGGACATGGGCCGCAGCCAGCGGCTATGGCGCTTCGCCGGCTACCTGATAGGCGACGACTACGCGGTGCGCCGGACCGCGCTGGTGCTGGCCTGCGAGGCCGCCGGCCCTGGCATCCTGGTGCATCCGACGATCGGTACCGTGAATGTCGTCTGCCGCTCGGTCTCGCACTCTGAGGCGCGCGATCGCGGGCGCTACGTCACTTTGCAATTCGAGTTCGCCGAGGCCGGCCAGCTCCTAGAGCCCGCCTCGCTCGCCGACTACGAGTCGGTGATCGCCAGTGCCGCGCAGGCGCTCGGCTCGGCCGCGGCCAGTGCTCTCACGCGCAACTTCAATACCAGCAGCGGCGGCGCGTTCCTGACCAGTACCGCGGTCGGCCAGATCACCCGGCTGGCGACGACGCTGCAGACCGCGCGGCTGCCGGCGCCGGGCATCGACCAGGGGCCGCTCAACCGGGCTCTCCATGATCTGGTCGCCGAGGCGCCGCGGCTGGCCGGCGATCCGCAGGCGCTGGCCGATGCCGTCGATCAAGTCTTCGCCGAGTTCACCGATGCCGGCGAGGCGCTGCCCGTCCTCTCGGCGATGATGACCTACGCAGCACCCGGGGTCTCGTTCACGTGGCTGCCGACGGTGCAGTCTGTCCGGCTCGAAGCCGTCGACGCGCGCGACCTGCACGGCGGCACCGCTACCTATCGCCTGCCGGTGATCGAGCAGCGCCGCGTCAACACCCTGTCCTTCGAGAGTTATGCGCGCCTGCTCGCGCTGCGCGAGGTTGGCTACGCCGTGCCGGGCGTGCCGCTCGACAACTACGATCAGGCGATGCTCCTGCTCGATAGCGTCGCGCAGGCCTTCATAGTCCTGGAGTCGATCGCCGCCGATGCTGGCGACGACGATACTTTTCAGGCACTCGCCGGCCTGCGCCATGAGATCACGCACCTGATCCGCCAGCGCGCCACTAACCTCCGGCCGCTGGTCCGCTATCGCGTGCTCGGCTCGACCGCGGCCAACTCGCTCGCCTTCGCGTGGCGCATGTACCAGGACAGCAGCCGCGACCTTGAGGTGGTCAACCGCACGCGGGCGCGCACCCCGGCCTATCTGCCGTTCACCAGCCGGGTGCTGGCGGCATGAGTGCGCCGATCTCGCTCTATGTCGACGGCGCCGAATACAGCGGCTGGCAGAGCGTGCGCGTCACACGCGGCCTGCTGCGCGCGACCAGCGACTTCGACCTCTCGGTATCGGAGCGGTGGAGCACGGCCGGCGCGCAGTGGCAGATACAGCCCGGCGCCGCCTGCGAGATTCGCTATGGCAACAAGGTCCTGCTGACCGGCTTCGTCGATGCCTACAAGCCGACCTACGATGACAAGTCGCACAACGTCCAGCTCTCCGGCCGCTCGAAGACCTGCGACTTCGTCGACAGCTCGGTAATGGTCGACGGCGGCCAGTTCAAGGGCTTGACCGTCGGCGATATCGCGCGCCAGCTCGCGCAGCCCTACAAGCTCACGGTCAAGGTACTCGACGATGGCGAGCCCGAGGCCGAGGTCCAGGTCCAGCAAGGGGAGACGTGCTTTGCTCTCGTCGAAAGACTGTCACGCCTGCAGGCGCTTCTGGTCACTGATGACGCGGATGGCAACCTTATCCTCACGCGCGCGGGAACCGGGCGCGCTGCCACGGCCCTTCGCCACGGCTCGAATATCCTCACCGCTAGTGCCACCCTCGATCACTCCAAGCGGTTCTCTGAGGTCCTGGTCAAAGCCCAGCGGCCCGGCAACGGCAACAAGTCCGACGACGACGCCGAGACTTGGCCCGACGTTATCCCCACACCCGGCCTCGCCGCTCGGCAACGTACCGCCGCACGGATAGCCGCGATCGCGAACCCGGGCGAGCGACATGCCGCCCGCATGCTCGACCAGCGCACCACTGGCAGCAAGAAGGGCAACCCGAAGTCGCTGACCGAGGTACACGGCAGCGCCAAGGACCCCGCCATCAAACGCTACCGGCCGCTGGTGATCGTCGCCGAGGCGCAGAGCGATGACGGCCTGTCCGAGAAGCGCGCCGATTGGGAGGTGCGCCGGCGCATCGCCGAGGGCACCAAGGCGACTATCACCATCAACGGCTGGAAGCAGGCCGATGGCGGCGAGCTGTGGCAGACCAACCAGATGGTCCCGGTCGAGGCGCCCTGGCTCGGCAAGCTCGACCGCGAGCTGGTGATATCGGAGATCACCTACAGCTACGACGAGGGCGGCGAGAAGACGACGCTGCAGCTCACGCTGCCCGATGCCTTCCTGCCCGACAAAAAGCGCAAGACGAAGAAGGCGAAGGCGGCAGGAGCTGGCGGCGGCGCCGCGGGCGATATGTGGACCGACGTAATACCAACGGGGGGATCATGAGCGAGCAGTCGATCGTCCAGCGCCGCGTCATGAACATGGTGACGCGTGGCGTGATCGCCGAGAGCAACGACGAGCCGGGCATGCAAAACGTCCAGGTCTCGCTCCTGTTCGACGAGGCCAAGGTCGCGGTCGAGCGCATGCAGAACTATGGCTTCTCCGGCCACGCGCCGCGCGACAGCGAAGTGGTTGTGGTCTTTATCGGCGGCGGGCGCGATCACGGTGTGATCATCAGCACAGACAGCCGCGACTCGCGGATGACCGGGCTCGCCGAGGGCGAGGTCGCGGTCTACACCGACGAAGGCGATTCGATCGTGCTCAAGCGTGATAACACCGTCGAGGTCACGACCAAGAAGCTGATCATCAAAGCCGAGGATGAGGTAACGATCGAGACTAAGCAGGCGACGATCAAGGCCTCGGAGAAGGCGACGATCGAGGCGCCGCAGATTCTGCTGAAAGGCCATGTCGAGGTTGACGGCGATCTCACGATGGCGAGCGGTGGCAACGCCTCGGCCATCAACATCAAGGGTGACATCAACCTGACCGGCAACCAGCACGTCACGCAGACGGTGACCGCTGACACGATCAACGCGCCGCACGGACACGTCGGCCCATAGGAGGCGCGCACAATGGCCCCACCTGTCAAAGAGCTGCCGCCCCGGCAGCGAGCCCCCAAGACGCAGCAGCAGCCGCCACAGGCGACCGCCTTCGCCGAGGACGGCTCGCAGCTGCAGGTCCGCATCTCCGAACTCGAGCCCGCCACCAACATCGCCGACGGCGACCTGCTTGAGCTGAGTCAGGGTGGCTACTCGCGGCGCATGTCGATGCTGCAGATGAAAGCGGCGACGATCCCCGACCTCACGCCGTTCCTGACCGGCATCGTCGGTGGCGCCGGTATCGAGGTACTCGGCACGGCGCCGGTCCCTACTGTCCAACTCGACGACGCCGGCACCGCCGGCACCTACGGCGACGCCGACAACATTCCCGCGATCACGACCGACGCGTATGGCCGCGTCGTTGGCGTCACCCTGGTGCCGGTCGCGCAGCCCGACATCTCCGGCCTCGCGCCGATCGACAGCCCGGCCTTCACCGGAGTGCCGACGGCGCCGACGCCGCCGCCGGGCAACGCCTCCGATCGCCTCGCTACCACGCAGTTCGTCGGACAGGAGTTCAGCGCCCGCGCGCTCGCTCCGCTCGCCAGCCCGGCCTTCTCCGGCAACCCTACGGCGCCGACGCCCGCGCCGGGCGATGCCGACACCAGCATCGCGACCACCCGGTTTGTCGAGGATCGCGTGGCCGGCATCGTACCGCCCGACCTGACCGGCTATGCGCCGATCGACAGCCCGACTTTCACGGGCAACCCGAAGGCGCCGACCCAGCCGACGATCGACAATACGCAGAACCTCGCGACGACCGCCTTCGTCAAGGCAGCGCTCGCGTCCGGCGGCGCCTCGATCTCGGTCGGTATCGCGCCGCCGCCCTCGCCTACCGTCAATGCGCTGTGGTGGAACAGCGAGACCGGCCAGCTGCTGCTCTACTACGACGACTCCAACTCGCGGCAGTGGGTGCCGGCCTCGCCGGCCGCGACCGTGGGTCAAAACCGGATGCCCGGCGAGATCGTCGACTTTGCCGGCGATGTCGTGCCGGCTGGCTGGTACGCATGCGACGGCTCGCTGAAAAACCGTCTGACCGACGCGCCGCTGTTCGCCGCCATCGGTACCAAGTACGGCGCGGGCGACGGCTCGACGACCTTCGCGCTGCCCGATACAGGCGGGCGTGTGACGGCGGGCAAGGAGACGGTCGCGACTCGGCTCACGGTGGGCGGCTCCGGCATCGACGGCTCGGTGGTCGGTGCAGCAGGCGGTGTGCAGACGGTCGTACTGACAGCCGCCCAACTTGCCTCTCACGCTCACTCGGCGCGCGGCGTGGGTCTCGTCGGCCAGAACCTCTCCCTCGGAACCTCGCGCGCGGTCGGTACGGCCGACGGTGTCGCCTCGGGCTATTTTCAGGACATCGGGGTCACCGTCGATGCTGCCGGCGGCAATGGCGCGCACCAGAACACGCAGCCGACCATCGTCATGCTCAAAATGATCAAGAGGTGACGTGATGGCCGCTCTCGATTTTCCCGCCTCGCCGGTCGACGGCCAGATCTTCAACGCGCCGAACGGCGTCACCTACACCTGGATCGCTGCGGTCGGTTTCTGGAAGGCAAGCGGGACAGCGCCGCCGATCGTCATAGTCAGCCCGACGCCGCCCGCGAGCCCCGGCCCAGGACAGCAGTGGTTTAACTCCACGCTCGCCACGCTGTTTATCTGGTACGACGACGGCAACTCGCAGCAGTGGGTGCCGGCCTCGCCGAATATGTCGGCCGCCTTCCCCGGCGGCGACTTCTTCACGGCGGTATCGAGCACGGGCTTCGGCGGGGCGCTCACGACCATCCTGTTCCCGGTCGCCATGAGCGGCAATGCAGGCAACTGGTACAATCCGGCGAACGGCCGCTACACGCCGCCGGCCGGGCGCTATCACATTTTCTCGACGTTCAGTGCCGGGCTTTCAACCGGCCCGACGCAGGTCGCTATTGTCCTGCGCAAGAACGGCGTGGCCGTCATCAGCGCCTCCCAAGTACCGGCCAACATCAATTGGGCGGGTGATCCTTCCGTCGTCGCCAACGTCGACGCCAACGGGACTGACTGGTTCGATATCCAAGCGAGCTGCAACAACGGCTCTAATGTTGCCTCGTGGATGTGGTTCGGCGCCTTCCCGCTTAACGGCATCAAAGGACCGCCGGGCGACATCGGAGCGCCGGTCGCCAACTTCAATGTCCGGGCGACGGTGCAGGACACCTTGAACGGGCCGAGCGCCATCGCCCTGTTCCGGCCCGCCGCGACGCCGGTCAAAGACTTCGATCCCGACAACGTGTGGGACCTCGCCAACAGTCGCTTCGTCGCGCCGAGCACGGGTCGCTATGCCTTCCAAGCCCAGACCTACCTTAGCCCCAACGCCGCGGGGCAGGCCGCGCTCTATCTCCGGCACATGACATCAGCCGGCGCCTCGATCAGAGACTATGCCGACGCGCACAACGTCGATGCCAGTGCCTACGGCGCCAGCTTCCATCTTTCGATGGAGCTGCAGATGACGGCCAGCGAGCGCGTCCAGTTCGTCATGGGTGCTCCGCAGACGGTCGCTAATATCCTCGCGATTGGCGGCAGCGTCGGCGGTATCACCGGCTCGACGCTGACCTTCGCGAGCGGAAGGAAGGTGGTGTGATGGCCGCGATCGACTTCCCCGCCTCGCCTGTTCTCAACCAGCTGTTCGGTGCGACGAACGGCGTCGTCTACAAATGGGACGGCCAGCTCTGGCTCGCGATCAGCGGTATCCCGTCGTCGCCGGGCGGTGACTTCATGGCGATGCGCACGACTGCGCTCTCGCTCACCGGTTCGCTCGCCGTGCTGGTGCTCAACAGCGTAGCCGCCGGCAATGCGGGCTCCTGGTACAATCCCGCGACCGGGCGCTACACGCCACCAGCCGGGCGCCATTTCATCCGTGGCTCGATGTCGACCTACAACTCCGGCGGCACCGCGGGCTCGGTCGATTTCCAGCTGCGCAAGAATGGCGTGACCATCCTCGACCGGGCGAGCGAGACCACGGTCGGCGGCAGCGCGCAGCAGCCGGTCGTTGCCGCGACAGTCGACGCCAACGGTACCGACTATTTCGAGCTGATGGCGCTGACCGGCGCCAGCGCGGGCGATATCAGCAACCTCACGTTCCAGGCGTTCCCAATAAGCGGCATCAAAGGTCCGCCGGGCGATCCAGGTGCGCCGGCCTTCCGGCTCCTGCAGCGTGTGGTGGCCGCCGCTGCCGCGCCGACCCTCGATCTCACCGGCATCCCGGCCGACATCAACGATCTCGAAGTCCGCTTCGACATCACGCCAGTGGTCAACGGGCAAGATCTTGTCCTGAAATTCTATGACGCTGCCGGCGCCTTGCTCTCGGCCGGCTACGGCTTCGTCTGCAGCGTCGCCCAGAACAGCGTGGCGATGGGCGCGCCGCCGACGATCTCAAACAATGTCGGGGCTGGCTTCACCGCCGGCATGATCCTCAACTACAGCGCCGCGAGCAGTCGCGTCGGCAATGTGTCGGGCCTCCGAGGCAGCGCCAAGATCAACAACATCCGCGATGCCGCGCGCTTTAAGTCGGCCGACTGGACCGGCAACTACGTCAATGATGCCGGCACGACACTCTATGCGCTGACCGGCTCGGGCTGGCGCGGTACGGCGGGCGCGATCTCCGGCCTGCAATTCATCTTCGGCTCGTCGGCGATCATCGCCGGCAGCACGATGAGCGTATGGGGGTCGCCGTAATGGCCTTCGAGCCACAGCCCTCTTTCGCCGTGCCGACGATCCCCTACGGCGCCGGTACGGTCGAGCGCATCACAGAGGATGGCCGCAGGCGCGTCACCGAGGACGGGCGCGACATCCGCATCACCGAACTCAAGCCGATCGTGACCATCCCGGTCGAGCCGCCGATCACCTCGCTCTCGGATATCCGCACGACGTGGGACCCGTGGGCGCTGCACGGCGATTGGCTGTTTATCCCGCCTGACCTGGTCACCGGCCGCGACCTCGAAAGCGCGGCGACGATCTCGCTGTTCACCGACCGGCTGGCCCTGCCCGACGATAAGCTGCCCGATCCGAACGACGGCGATCGCCGCGGCTGGTGGGCCGATTGGGAAGCCGACGGCGGGCCGATCGGCTCGCGCATCTGGCTGCTCTCGCGTGAGAAGGAGACCGAGGCGGTCCGCCAGCGCGCCGAGGATTACTGCCGCGAGGCCCTGCAGTGGATGCTCGATGATGATGTCGCCGACGCCGTCGAGGTCATTGCCGCTTGGAACGTACAGGCGCCGGGCCGGCTCGATGTCGACGTGGTGATCAGCCGCGACCGCAACGTCCTGCTGAAACGCAACTACAGCTGGGCATGGGGGCAACTGTTCAATGCCATTCGCTAGACCATCCCTCGGCGACATCCGCCGCCGCATCGCCGACGATCTCGTGAACAAGCTGCCGGGCGCTGACACGCGCCTGCGCGTCAACAACCTGCGCGCCTTCTCCGAGGTCGAGGCCGGCACCACGCACCTGCTCTATGGCCGTCTTGAGTGGAGCTTCCGCCAGCTCTTTCCCGATACCGCCGAGCAGGAATTCCTCGACCGCTGGGCTTCGATCTGGGGCGTCCAACGCATCCCGGCGGCGGCGGCTACGGGCTACAGCATTTGGCAGGCGCAGCCCGGCGCGCGCGTCGCGGCCGGCGCCCTGATGCAGCGCGCCGATGGCGTGCGCTACGTCACCCAGGATGGCGGCTCCGAAGCCGGCGGCTCGATCACGGTAGCGATCGAGGCCATCACGCTCGGCGCTATCAGTAACGCCGAGCCCGGCACCCAGCTCAATCTGCTGACCACCTTCGCTGGTGTCGCGGTCCAGGGCGTAGTGGCTGACCCCGGGCTCGCGGGCGGCGCCGATCAGCAGAGCGATCAGGCGCTGCTGCAGGCCGTGCTGATGCGCATACAGATGCCACCGCATGGCGGTGCCGCGTTCGACTATGTGCGCTGGGCGCTCGAAGTGCCGGGGGTGACGCGGGCGTGGTGTTACCCACTCGAGATGGGCGCCGGCACCGTCACGGTCCGCTTCATGATGGACGACGTACGCGCCGACCAGGACGGCATCCCGACGCCGGCCGATGTCGCGATCGTCGCCGACTACATTGACCCGCGGCGCCCGGTGACGGCCAAGGTCTTTGTCGCTGCGCCGATCCCCTATCCGGTCGTTGTGACGATCAGCGACCTCCAGCCCGACACGCCAGCGATACGCACCGACATCGAGGCCAACCTCCGGCAGATGCTGTTGGAGGAGGCCGAGCCCGGCGGCACGATCTATCTCTCGCAATGGACGACGGCGATCGGCATCACCGCCGGGGTCGAGCGCTTCGTCCTGGATGCGCCGACTGGCGAGACCGATCCCGGCCTCGGCAAGATCGTGATCCTCGATAGCGTGACCTACGCATGATCCGACTCGAACTAGCCGCGGATCCGACTCCGCTCGGCGACCAGGAGACGCAGCAGGTCTGCGGCTTCACGGCCGACGATTACGCGCAGGTCTTGACCGACCTGCTGCCGTTCGGCTGGGCGTGGGCGCGCGATCCGGGCAGCGTCCTCATGCTCACGATCGAGGGCCTCGCCGCCGAGTTCGCCCGCGTCCACGCGCGCGACTGCGACCTGCTCGCCGAGAGCTATCCTGGCACGGCGCTCGAAACGCTGACCGATTGGGAGCGCATCACGGGCCTGCCCGATCCCTGCACCGGTACGCTCGGGACCATCCAGCAACGGCGCGCCGCGATCCTCGCCAAGCTGGCGGCGCGCGGCGGGCAGAGCCGGCAATACTACATCGACGTTGCGCTGGCGGTCGGCTTCGTCATCACGATCGAGGAGTTCGATGCCTTCCGGGTCGGCCGCAACCGCGCCGGGCAAGCGCTCTATGGCGAGGAGTGGATGTACTACTGGCGGGTGACGTCATGGGAGCAGAACCAGAAGATCATCGCCTTCCGTACCGGACACTCGACGACGCGCGAGCCGCTGCGCAGCTGGGGCAACGACATGCTCGAATGCCTGATCCGCGGCATCATGCCGGCGCACACCATCGTGATGTTCGCCTACCAGCTGCTGGTCAGCTCTTGGGATGGCGGCGCGACGCGATGGGATGGCGGTACGTCGATTTGGGACCAAGAGATTTAAGAGGGCACCATGGCGAGCGCGATCAACGACAACTATCCGGTCGAGGGCAATCCGACCACCAAGTCGGTGCGCGACAACTTTACGATCGCAAAGAACGAGATCACCAACCTGCAGACCCAGCTCGCCGGGGTCCTGCTCAACATGCCCTATATGCCGCTCGCGGGCGCGACGATGACCGGGCCGCTGATCCTGCGCGGCGAGCCGACACAGGACCTTGAGGCGGCGACCAAGCTCTACGTCGACTCGCTGGCAGCCTACGTCACGACGCTCGATGCGCGCATCACGGCGCTCGAACAGAACCCCCTCGCCGCGCGTGTCGCCGCGCTGGAACAACACGACTAGGGAGACCCCGCTATGCAACGCATCGACAATCCGTCTGCCGTCGCCGTCCGTCCCACGCCCGGCCCGCTCGGCACGCCGGGCTTCTTCACCAACGGCAACCCCGCGCTGGCGCAGGAGGCGACGATCGTCGACGACTGGTGGGCCAACTCGGTGCAGGAGGAAATCCTCACCGTCATCGAGCAGGCCGGCATCGTCCCGAATAAGAACAATGTCGGCCAGCTTTTCGAGGCGTTGAACATCCTGTTCCAGGGCATCGGCGACCTCGGCGATACCTACCTCACGATCGCCGGCTGGCGGCAGTGGACGGCGCCGATCCTGACCGCGAATACGGCGACGAGCTACACCATCACCTATACGCGCTCGCCCGGCGCGCTGGTCGACGGCATGCTGCACATGGTCGAGTTCCATGTCGCCAACGGCGCGCTCGCCACGCTTAACGTCAACGCGCTGGGGCCCAAGCCGATTCACTACTACTCGGTCGGCGCATGGCGGCCGGTCCCGCCCGGCCTCGTCGGTCCTAACCAAGTCCAGCCCGTCGCCTATCACCTCGCGACCGACGCCTATCGGCTGATCGACCGCGACGACATCACGGGCGACTACGTGCCGACCGGCCGCGATATCGCGCGGACCGGGACCATCCTGGCGCTCGGCCAGCCGGTCAGCCGCACCGACTATGCCGGCCTGTTCGCGGCCTACGGTACGCGCTACGGCGCCGGCAATGGCTCGACCACTTTCAATCTGCCCGACGCCCGCGGCCGTGCCGTCTTCGGCGCCGACCAGGGAGCGGGCCGCCTCGGCGTCGCCGTCGGCGCCTCGGTCGCCGGTACGCTCGGCAGCTTCGGCGGCGTCGAAATGATGCAGTACGTTGTCACCGGTTCGACACCCAGCCAGTCGGTCGCCGGCAACGCCTATGTCAGCGGCACGGCGTACACCGCCGGAGCCGGCGTACACGTCTACGGCACCAGCGACATCGACCCTGGTGTGGTCAACGTGAACATGCTCGGCGGCACCCAGGCCTCGGTCCATCCGCACAACCATGGCATCGACATCTATGGGCAGATCACGCAGCACGTCGGCCTCGACGCGACCGGCACGATTAACGGCTGGACCAGCGGCGCGCAGATCAGCGGCTCGACCGACAACCGGACCAACATGCCGCCGGCGATCGTCGGCAACTACGCCATCGCCCTGTAAAGGAGGCCGACATGCCGATCAGCACGCAGACGACTTTCATCTGTGACCGCGATGGGGTCACCGCCGGGCCGATCAGCGCCGAGGCGAACATGGCCGCCGTTCGGGCACCACCCGAAGGCTGGATGCGCATCATGTGGGATGGCGTACCGACGGGCGAGGAGGTGATGGCGAGCGGGACCGGCTTCCTCTGTCCTGGTTGCGTCACCGCCTTCAAGACCTTCATCGGCAAAGACCTGCGGTGACCGTCGAACGAGCTCAACTCGTCGAGTTCTGGCCGCTCGCCGATGTCGGCCGGATCGGGCTCAAGCCCGGCGATACCGTGATCATCCGGGCGACCGCGGCGCTGCCGGCCGAGACCAGGGGCCGACTGCGCGAGGCGTGGCAGGCCGCCTTCCCCGGTGTGAAAGTGATTGTCGCCAACGGCCCACTCGAGTTCGTCGTGTGGCAGCCGATGCCGGAGCTGCGCGCCGAGGACCTCGTGCAGCCTGTCCGGCCGACCACCATGGACTGAGCCGGCGAGCTGAGTTACCTACGGCGACCCAAGCCCCCGGCCCCGGGGTCCCTTCCCACGACTTCCCCACATCCCCGGGGCCATTTTGTTTCCCGTGAAACTTTCGGGCTCCGGCCCGGGCCTTTCCGGGGGACCATCCGCCGGACCGGTATCCTATCCCGGGCCGGCGGGTGTACCCCGCCAGCGCGCCGCACGGGCGAGGCAGGGGCGCAAAATCCCCCTTAGCCGGTCCTACCCTAGCCCAAGCGGGCCGAAACCTCTGTGCGGGCAGATTTAGGGCCTTAGCGGCGATTTCAGCCGGGGCAAAAAAGAGGCCCGCCGGGGAGTGTCCGAGCGGGCCGAGGCCGTGCCTGCGTGGCTGCAGCGGAGCCTAGCGCGGCCGGGGGCGCCTCGCTACGGCCGGCAGGTCGCCCCGGTAGGGCGGCAGGTCGACCGGCGCCTTAAGGCTCGGGACCAGGGGCAGGACGTACGCCCACACCGCCAGCCGCAGCACGTCGGCCTCCGGCACTTGCCAGTGCCGGGCGAGCTTGCGGACCAGCCGCGCGTCGCGCTCACGGATCGAGAAGCTGACTCGCTTCCTGGACATGGCTCCGGGTCTCCCGTTCATAGATCGCCCGCTGGTCGGCACACTCGGGCGCCGGGCTCTGCCCTCTCGACCAGCGCAGCTGATCGAGCTTGCCGCAGACGTAGGCCGAGGCGAGTTTCAGGTCGGGGATGGTGTTCCCGAAGTACGTCCATAAGGCGAGCAGCATCCCGCCGAGCGATATCGCGAACGAGAGCCACTTCATCGCCGCCGCCGCTTGCGCTTGGGCTTCGGCTCGCTCTTGACGTGCTCCAGGACCATCACGGCGAACTCGGTCGTGCAGAACCTGAACATCGCGATCAGCGCCTCGGCGCGCTGAGCGGTGGGCAGGCCGCGCAACGCCACGATCTCTGACGGCAGAGCCTTGGGTTTCTTCATGACGTCACCGTCATGCCGGCACCGAGGCCGTGCGCGATGTAGAGGTGCCCGCAGTCGAGCATCGCCATGAAGCGATAGACGACAGGCGGCGGCTTGCGAGCCCGGCGGAAGCGCTGGCGTCGTGGTCCGAACTGGCCCCTCACGGGTGCGCCCCATTGAGTCGGCCCGGGACCTCGGCGAAGAAGTCCTTGGGCAGACCCAGGTGCTTGATCAGACCAGCGCGGTATTTCGGGATCGTCGGGATCATGCCGCCCTCCCATTGCGCTACCGCCGCCGTGCCCTTGGCGCCGATCATCTTGCCCAGCTGCACGGCCTGCAGCCCCTTGGCGACGCGCGCCTCTCTGATCTTGCGGCCGAGCGCCGCGCGCTTCGCCTTGCCGAGGTTGGGCGAGAACACCGGAGCGTCGCCGACCTCGCGCGCGCCGAGCAGCTTGGCAGCATCGCGCAGGTCGCCCGCGGTCAGCCCGTACTTATGGGCGAACGCCAGCAATCCGGCGCGCGCCTTGTCCTTGGCACGCTCGACGGCGAGCCGCTCCTCGATCTCCTGCAGGGCCTCGACGAGGCGCTGCGTCTGCGTGCTCGCCGGGCCGGCCTTCAATGTGTAGCCGGCGGCGCGCGGCGTACGCTTTCCGCTCTTGGGGATTCCTCTCGGCATGCTCCTATGCTCCTGTCGGCTCGTTCTTGCGTGCGTCGTCGCGCACATCGACGGTGTGATGGATGCGGCCTCGCTTGCGGCGCGGACCGCTGCGCGCCTTCTTCGGCGGCCGGTACTGCGGCAGCACGTAGGCCGGCGGCGGCGAGAAGTCGATTTCCTGGGGCACGAATCGCCCGCCTCGGTCGAACGCGACGATCTCGCGCGTCGCGTACTCCGGCACCGTCCAACGGCGCCATCGCTCCTGTGCCTCGAATTTGAGATAGAGCCTGCCCTTGTGGACCTTGGCGGCCACGACGTTCTTCACCGAGCGGATACAGGCTCGCGCGATCGCGCAGGCGTCGGGGTTCATCGGTTGACCCTTCTCGATATCCGCCTTGGTGATCTTGACGCGCAGCCGCGTCATACCGTTGGCGACGGGCTGGCCGTCTATGCGTTTCATGGTGTCGTCTCCTGTCGTTGGTTGAGCTGTCTGTTCATTATTGCCGAGGCGGCGGGGCCTCGGAGTTTGGCGGGTACACGACGCCCTCGCCGAACCTCCATTCAAAAACGGTGTAGTCGCCACCGTCCGTGATGATCACGCGCCGAGTCGTGCCGAGCCGGCCGCCGACCCCGTGTGTCAGCTGCGCCGCCTGTTCGACCGCGGTGCGGCCATCGACGAACGAGAGGACGCGCTCGTAGCTTTTGTTGGCGAAGAATTGGTAGACCGAAAACTCGCGATTTTCGACGGCCCTCACTTGCGCTGCTCCATCGCCTCGCGTTCCTCGCGGTACTTTCGGGCTCGCGCCAGCGCGGCGCGGGCCTGCTCGCGATCCTCGATCGCGTGCGTGCCTATCGCCACCTGATGATCGCCGACCTTGAGCGTGGTCCGGTACATCCGGTCGTCTCCGCTCGCGATCTCGATCTCGACCTCGCCGCCGAGCGCCGCGGCCTTCTCCTCCAAGGTGTGCGTGTGCTCCGACATCAGGCCGGACTCGTGCTCGACCCAGCCCTGCCCGTCCGTCATGGCGGGCGGGAACAGCACGAAGCCCTCGCGGCTCGAATAGCGGATGATCGCCGGCTTGTTCTTCGCCGCCAGCCATCGCCGGAACGAGGGCGCGCGATGCGCCAGCTTATGCCCTGGGTCGACCCACACCTGGATGACCTCGATGTGAGTCGGCGGGCTGCCGTCATGCGGCTTCATCGTGATGAAGTCCGGTATCAGGTCGATCACGTAGTGCGAGCGATCAGGCCGCGGCAGATCGTGCGTGCTGTCCTCGACCAGCCAGCGGCAGGACCACAGCTGGCACGACATGGGCCGCCTCGGATAGATCACGCAACCGCAGTAGGATTTTTGATGGGGGCAGCGCTCGTTCGCTGGCTTGTTGATCTCGTCGGTGGGGAGCAGGCGGCAACACAGCTGGCAGTCACCACATTGGCGCGTCATTTCGGCAGCTCCTGCGCATCCTGATCGTCGAGTTCGCGCAGGCGCCGGACGAAGGGCGGCTCGTCGCCCGGGGCGCGTAGGCCGCCGACGCCCAGCTCAAGCGAGGCGACGTAGCTTTCGAGATGTTTGATTCGCCGCTCTGCCGCGACGAGGCGTGCGAGCACGATATGCTCTGTCTGTTGGTTCAAGGTGTGCGGTCTCCTATCTCCCGCGAGCGCTAGCTTACTCTGTACAACCGGACAACGGTACCTGCAGGAGCGCAGGGCTACCGGCCGAGCGGGCCTTGTACCCTAGGCTGTACCCTAGCTAAGCGGCAGCCGCTGAAAATGCCCGTGCCAGCTGCGCTTAACGATTCAAAATCGCTACTGGTATTTTGGGCAACGCCGATTTTCCCACGGCTCCCCTCTGCTCCCCTCTGCCGGATAAAGCCCGCCGCAGCTGGCTTTTAGCGCTCTCCTCAATTTTTGAGAATTTCCCTTTGTTTTATTTCGTACGTCCC